ATTTTTTTAAATCATATTTAAGATTAAGTAATGGAAACATCTACAATCGTAGAAGGCGTAAAGTACAATTTATTCGAAACACATGAAAAGCTCAGTGGTTTTTGGCATGGTAATTATACAGACGGGTATATTTCAGGAAGAGGAACAAGACTATCATTCAGCAAAAACTGCTGTGACATAATAATAATAGGTGACAATGGTTTACATTATGGTGGTTTTCCAGACTCATTCATAGACATTTCGATGTATGAGAGAGACACAGATGATACGTATTTTCGCGGTGATAGTTTACAAGACCTCGTCGATCTTATTTCTGGTAAAACAAAACAATGGGATCATACAGTATTAGAAGAAATTAATGATATAGATACAAAATTTACTCAAAACTCAACTTCTTATCTCGCATTATGTGACGACGAAGTTTATAAGAAGTTTTTTGAAAAGGGGTATGAGTACGTCTTTTGTGAGAGTCCTGTAAAAGTAGTTTACTTCATCAACAAGAAACAAGCGATCCTTGATGAACTAGCCAAAGTAGTCAAGTATTGTAATGAACAGGGTGTAGTGTGGGAATGGATTTAAAATTTATCACAATAAAAAATTATTTTATATCCTAATATTATAAAAAAGTAATATGTCAGTAACAAGATCGTTTCATGTATCCGGTGTCCCAGGTCTAGTACAAAGCGTGTTTCATGGATCTACCCCATCTGGGGCTTCTGCAAAAGCATTCAATGCTGCTTGTAAAAAAAAGAAAAGCTGTAAGGAAGTTTTAACTGTGATGGATATTAAATCAGGAAAGAAACATATATATAAATGTGAAAGAAAATTTGAACCAAAGACAGTTTCAATTGGTGGTAAAGATGTCACATTCAATTATTCTACAAAGATTCATGCAGTTGACTCTAAAAAAGCGGCGTCTCTAAGAAAAACTATTTCCAAAAATAAAAAGAAAAACGTATGTGTAAAAAAGTGTAGTGCATAATTTTAGAAGTGCGTTCAGAACTTAAAATTAAAAACTTTATATATAATAACAAACATGTCAGTCACAAAAGAAGTAAAATCAAAAAAGGTAAAAGTTGTAGTTCCACCAGTTGTAGAAGTAGCAGCCCCAGTTGTAGCAGTTCCAGTTGTCGAAGAACCAGTTGTAGAAGACGAAACTGAAAAGATTTCATTTGAATTAGAAGCAAAGAAGATCATCGAAACCTTGGATTCTTTTCAAAAAGAACTTAAAGGTCTTAAAACGGCTGTTAAGAATGCGCTTTCTCTTTATCAAAAAGAAAGCCGAGATTTGTCTAAGAAAAATAAGAAAAAGAACCGTAAGCCAAGTAATGGGCAACCGCATGGTTTTGCAAAGAGTGCGTTGTTATCAAATGATCTATGTGATTTATTGTCAATGCCACATAACAGTGAACTTCCGTCTCCTAAAGTTACCAGTTTAATTGCAGAATATGTTCGTAAAAATGAATTGTATGTTGAAGGAATTAATAACAAATCGGTATTTAGATGCGATGCAAAATTGTTGAAAGTACTTGGTAAGCCAAAGTATCTTGCCAAGAAGACAGACGAGTCTCTTGGAGTTAATCATTCATTCTGGAATCTTCAAACCACTATGAAAGACAATGGTCATTTTATTAGACCAGAACCAACTGTGACCGTTTAAAAAAATTGAATTTTTAGTTTACTATAATATTAATATTAACAATGAAGAAACAAGTGTTTATAAATAATGACTTTCGAAAAGAAAGTATATCATTAAGCAATTTGTTAACTGAATTTGATAGTATTAATATTGATAATATTGGTAATGTGTTAACGTTTTGGAACAATGAAAGTACGATTTATATAACAAAGCATCCACAACACAAGTGTTTGACTATGAAACAGGTACTTCAATTGAACTTTGATAATGAAATCAAAGATTATCAACGAGAATACAATGAACTACATCTTAAATACGATGAATTACATGAAAGTTCAGTAAAAAAAATACTTTCTTTACAAACTAAATATTCTGAAATATCTAGTTCGTGTGATGGTTTGAAAAAAATGTACCTTAGTAAGTGCGACGAAATTGTTAATTTTAAAATATCTTACTGTAAAGATCGCGAAATAATTGAAAGACTCATATTAGAGAACGAGTTTAATAAACATCGTAACATAGATATAGTAAATCTTAAAAAATATCAAGAAATACAGAATTATCTTATAAATGTACTCGTTGATGAAACAAAACCATGCTAAACAACAAAAAAAATAAAAAAACGAAAAAGGTAACTAACAAGTGTTAGTTACCTTTTTTTGTGTACACCTACAAACATTTAAATAAATAAACTCCATATTGTGTATGGGAATTAAAGGTCTTGGAGTATATTTAAAAAAATATGGGAAGCAAATAACATTTGCAGACTTGGCAAACAAAACAGTTGCAATAGACACAAGTATTTATATGTATAAATTTAAGTACATGTCTGATTCATTTGAATTTATAAACAAATTCAAGTATCAAATTAAAAAATTTAAAAACAATAGAATAACTCCTATTTACATTTTTGATGGAACGTGTCCAGAACTTAAACAAAAGATAAAAGAATCTAGAAAACTTGTAAAAACAATTGAAATAACAAGAGACGACGTAACAAATCTAAAAGAGCTTTTAGATAATGAAAATATTAAATATTGTATCGCTCCAAGCGAAGGCGAAAAATTTTGTGCTTATTTAAACTTTCATGGATATGCTGATTATGTACTATCAAATGACTACGACACTTTGCTATTTAACTGTAAAAAACTTGTAATTTATAAAGACCAACAATTGACATTATTTGATACAGACCTAATTTTTGAAGAATTACAAATAAATCTTGATCAGTTAATAAATGCTGGTATAGCAAGTGGATGTGATTATTATTCGTGTGGTGTTAAAGGACTCGGACCAAAAAAGAGTATAGAATTAGCAAAAAAATATCCTACCGATTTTTTTAATCAAGTAAAAGCTGAATTTGATGTTAACACTATTAAAAAATTATTTACTGACTTTACAGAAGAAGAAAAAATATGTGATTTATTAATGGTGTCTTGAAGAGTTAAAAATAAAAAAATAGTTCATTATAATGAACAACGAGCATGTTGATTTAGCAAATTTTAATGACATGTTAAAAAATAGTAGAGTAATTAAAATAGATAGTGATGAAGTCAGTATAGCTTTACATTTAACGTATAATAATGACTTTCATGCTGTATTTGTTATTGATAAAAATTATCCAAATAACACAACACTACAAGAATGTTGTTGTTCTGGATGGGGTCCAGATGATCCTGACCATATAAAAAGTATTAGAGTACCCATTGGACATGGATCTCGATTTAGATGCATATACACTTAATTACATTGTTTTTCGTTTCACAACTTTTTTACTACTTTTTATCACAGGAAGACTTGTCTTTTTAACAGATTTCAAATGTCTTTTAACAGCATCTGAAATTTCTCGTTTCATAACGTCTTTTCCTTTTACAAATTGCATTAGATCACCTTCTTTTTCTTTAACAGGTTTTACAAAGATATTACCAGCTTCTGCTACATTACCGGTTAATCTTCTTATCAATTGTATAAGACCAAGGTCTTGAACATTTGTATAATCTTTCATAAAAATATTTGGTATATCATCTATAAATAAAGCTAAAAGTGCAAAGATACTTGCAATACTATCAAGAGACATTCTACTATCGCTGAGTGTTTTAATGTACGCATGTATAAATTCTTTTGCTTTATCCATAAAAACAGGATCAATTTGTGCTCCTGTATTATTTTCGTTTAATTTTTCAGTCAATGTTTTTACTGATAAATCATAAACTGTTTTGACGTGTTGTAATGTTCCTTTGTTTTTTATAAATAAAACTGTCAATGACAACAATATCAATGGGATAACTTTTGAAAGAGTTTTAACTTGGCTATTATCGACTTGTTTAATGAAAAGTTTATACCTATCTGAGAACACGTTATTTTTTAATTGTTCTACTTGTTTAGAAGCAGTGTTTCTAACATTTTTAATGTATTCATTAAGATTTTTATTTTTTTCTTCCAGCACTTTTATTGGATTTTCAAGAAATTCTTTGTACTTGTTAACATGTTCTTTTTTAGTATACTTACGAGGACTTTTTTTAACGTATTTACTAATTCTACCTTTATAATTTGGGTTAATACCTAATTTTATACGTAGTTCTTCGTCAAGTTTTTGTTTAGAAGATTTTAAACTTTCTGTCATATAATTTAGTATATAAAATAATTTTTTACATTTCTGTTATCAATTTATTAATGATATCACTTGGACTGATTCTTTTTTTTTGAGACACATTACCATTGTTTTTGACAGTACTTGTTGACGCCGCAGACGTAGACGGAAACTGACCCGACGTAGACGGAAACTGACCCGACGTAGACGGAGACGTCTCTTTTATTTTAAATCTATTCATATAATTACTTGTAGATGCTGGAAGTATTTGTAAATTTTCATGTCTTTGTACAATGTTCTTTTTAGTCGATACCTGTTTAAATCTTTCATATTCATTAGTTAATAATGTTTCGTATATTGGTTTAATAGACATATCTTGATCATCTGTTGCATGATTAATTTCGTTTTCATATTCTGATAACTTTTCGTGTATATCTGTATATTGTGCTAATTTAACTGTATTTTCAATCATATTATCCATGTCAGGTCTTTTTCTATTATTTATGGATTTAGTAATTTTTTCTATATCTGCTTGTAATTTATTCTTTTCAGATGATGTATTAGCATTTCTATAAAGATCCTTTAATTCATCATTGATAGTATAAAGATGCAAAATTTCTTGTTTTAATGTAATATTTTGTAATTCATTATTAATGTTATCATGTAAGGCATCATATGATTTTAATAATTGTTTCTTTTTGTCAGATATTTTCTGTTTACCAATAGAAGTGCTGAATTTTGTAACTATCGGAATATTAATAAGTTTATTCTGTATATTTACAGTTGCTATAATATCACCAGATGGGCCTTGAGTGATTGTATTTATATTGTTAATATGCAGACTATTAATATGTGCATTTACAAGTTTAATAGAACCATCATTATTATTAACAAGGTTATTTTGATATAATATATTAGATACATATTTATCAATAGGCTTGATTACTCTGGCATTAGTAATACCAATTGTTCGTTGATTAATATTACGCGACACTGTACTTTCGTTAATGCCAGTGTGATCAAATCTAGTAGTTCTTGCTACTGTATTAGAATACCGTCCAAATCTTTCAGTAGCTATTCCGAATAGTAATGCAATTCTTGTTACCCAATTTGAATTAATCCATTTTGATATCCATTTATTAGAGTCTAATAACGTTGGGATTTTAAATATATCTAAAAATGAACCCATTTTATTAGTTGCGTATATCCTAGCCCATTGTTCTAATAAAGGTTTTCTAAGAGCTGTAAAATTAGAAATCAATACAGCTATAAATACAAGTATTAATATAGAATACATTAATCCTTTGCCAATTTTAACAATCAAACCTGTTTTTGATTTTTTAATAGTACTAGATAGTTTTTTGAGTTGAACAGGTAGAACGTCTTTTAGTTTGAACTCTACTCCAAATACATCTTTTTGTACTGTCATATTTAAAAGCCTTTGATACAATGGTTTTTTATGTTCTGGTATTTGTTGTAATTTATTCATATCACAAAATTTTATGAGTTTTTTTAATTTCTTATTAGTTCTTGCAAATCGGTTTGTTTTATCAATACATTTACCAGTTTTAAAGTTCATTATTTGAGTATCATTCTCACATTTATTACAATAATCTATTAGACCTTGTAAATGTTTTCCTCTTTCTTCGTTAACACTGTATATTTCTCCAGTAAATGGATCAATGACTTTAGATTTTTTAACAACTTTACTAACTGATTGTTTCTTTAACAGCGCAATATTATTTCTAAAAGCATCTACAATTGGTATATTATCTCCCATTGTGTATCTGTATCTGTATCTGTATCTGTATCTGTATTTTATATATTACACAGAAAATATTTTATTTAAAAAAGAAAAATCATTAAACAATAACAAACAAAAGATGTCAATCGTAAAAGCAAATGACTTTAACCCAGAAAAAGTAATTATCAAACAACCAACTCTTAATAAGAGAGGGACTTATACGTTTTATCTTGAATATGAATACGACAATGGAAAAGTTGGACCATTGAGAATTCAGACTGGTAAAATGAAGACTCCGTTTGGAATCAGCGGTTCTATGGAGGGTGTACCTGTTGAGGTAGTTTCTTTAGAAACTAAAGATACTATTGCATTGTCATTTGAAAAAGAACATGAAAAGTTTAAGGAATCTATTGAACTTTTTGACAAAAAAGTACTCAATGTTGGTATTGAAAATGCAAGAAAATTTCTTGATATTGATGAAGATGATAGTGATGCTATCATTTCAAGCACTGTTAAAAAGGCTTTTTATAGCAGTCTTAAATATTCTATTGATAAAACAACTAAGAAGAAAAATGATCAATTTCCTCCAACAATTAGAGGAACTGTTTATAAAAAAAGTAATGGTGAATATGATACAGTATTTTATGATGCTGTCCAAGCAGCTAAAGATCAGTCATCCGGAATCGAACCTTCGCCAATAAAAGTGAATATTGATAATTATTCGCATGTATGTCCAAAGATGTCAACATTAGTAGTTGTTATGAGATGTTCGAGCATTTGGACAAGTAACAAAGGATTTGGACTCATATGGGTACCAGAACATGTTAAGATTTGGAAAAGTTCAAATAAACTTGAAGGATTTTCTTTTCTTCAAGACGACGATGAAGAAGTTCAAGTGTTATCTGAAACTTTAGAACACACAGAACTCGAAGACGACACTCTGCCTACCACGATCGAACAAGAAGACGAAGACGAACTTGACGATTTAGATAAAATTGTAGAAGCACCACCAGTAGTAGTTAAAACGTCTTCAAGAAGAAAAGTAAAAGTGTAAGTGTAAGTGGAATGTAAGTTTAAATTCGATAATTATTTAACTTTAATGATAGTATAATGCCGATTATACTATTAAAGTTAAAATATGATCATAAAAAAAATTTGTCAAAAAAAATTATAAACAATATCAAATATGATGTTAAAAATATTGTTAAAAATAAAACTTTTGACAATATTTATATTAGCTATAAAATTAGTGATAATTCATTTAAAAGTAAGTACAACAGTTGAGAATGTTTTAACACATGATCTTGTGGCAGAAACAGATAATGTCTGTCTTTTTTTTCGATTTTTAGTTTGTGGTATTGATTTATCTTTTTTATAATTGTTAGTATATAAATTCATGTCATCTTTTATTTCTTTTAAATTATTACCAGCATACTCCAAAATATTATTTTCTATACACCATTTAAAAAAATTCAACTGGCTTATAGTAGTTTCGATTTTTAGTGAATCATTTGGTCCGTAGTATAAGTAAAATTTTCCATAACCTTCGTGCGAACGTTTAAATGGGTCAAATCTTTTCTTTTGATAACTATCTAACTGTTGTTTGTAAGACAAATAAACATTGAATTCTTTTTTGTTTTTAGGAATAACGTAAACAATGTTGTTTTTTTTAGAATAATTATTACATAACCATTCTAATACTCTTAGAGAATAAGTAGTTTTTTTAGACACAACATTTACCAATTTTTC